CACGTCATTGCGGGACATCCACCCATTCTGGAGCGCGCTGGTATAGTACGCAGCACGGCCCGCGCTGTCGGCGCGCAGCAGTCCTTCTACAGAGAACTCTGCGAACACCTCATCATCGCTGTCGAGTAAGCACCGGCCAATTTCCTGCTCAATATTCACCAGCAGCGGTCGAAGGGTATGAGTCAGAAACTGCAGGTTCATCCCTTCCAGGCTGGATGCCCAGCTGCTTTGTTTCGTGGTGTGACCAACCATGAAAGGCGGCACGCGAAACCAGCGGCAGATCTCCTCAATGCTAAATGCGCGGCTTTCGAGCATCTGAGCATCTTCCGGGTTCATGGTCACGCCCTGATATTTCAAGCCGCCTTCAAGAACCATAATTTTTCCGGCGTTTTTGGAGCCGGTGAATGATGCCATATAGCCACGAAGTCTTTCACGTTGATCGTCTGTCAGCGCATTATCAGCGGAGAGAAAACCTGAGCTCTGCAGACCCTGCTCGAATATTTTCGCCGCGGACTCTTCAACGGCCATTGCTGAACCGATCACATCCCGGCCTGTTTTCATTGGCATCATGCCGCAAACACCATCCATACCGAATCCACGAATGTGCATGATGTTTTTGATGGGAATGACGCGTTCGCTACCGTTTTCGGTGTATTTGTATTCCAGAGCCCCGGTCACGAGACGTTTAACCACCATGTTCTGCGGCAGCAAAGGCACCAGCGAAACCAGGCGGTTTGCGATGAATTTCTTCTCAATGAAGGCGTTCCCGCGCAGGCAAATACTGGCGACCACCATCAACATAAAGCGTGATGGTGTCATTTCTGAATTGGGTCGGCGGCACAGTATCGAATAGGCCGGATGATCGGTTGCCGCTTTACGCGAACCGTCAGGCTGTCGAACGTATATTTTCAGCGGAAGGGTTGAAATAGACTCGCTTAACAGCCTTACGCATGCCCACACAGCCGATAGCTGGATGGCTTTATCGGCCGTTACCACCTTTCCGCTGCTGCTGGTACCAAACCATTCCTCCCAGAACGTGCCGGTAGTCAGGCTGATAGGCACACCAAGCCAGTTAAGCAGAGCACTTTTAACCCTGCCTGGCCGTTTGTTTTTTTTCATCAGAAACCTACCATGATGGGATTATTGAAGAATCCGGAGAGATCCTGCTGGTCGTTGCCACCATTAACCAGAACGCGACTCATTGCAGTAAACAAAGCCGCCGGGCCATCAATCTTGGCCTCTGGTGTGGACTTATTCGGGAAAATGTTCTCGTTCCGGTCAGGTTTGACGGTTACGTTGGACATCATCCAGTTCATCACCGGATGGTTGCTGTGATGGAAGCGGCCTCCGTATACCAGCGCCTCTACCTCTTTCATCGCCTCGGAGAAATTGCGGACCGTCTGCGGCACTTCCACCAGCGGCAAACCTTCCTCTGCCAGCGCGAGGCTGAACTGCGTGGCACTCCACGGATCGAAGCCAATTTCTTTCAGGCTCTCACCAGCAACCCACTGTTGCAGTTCCTCCTTAATCTGAGCGTGGTCAATAACATCACCATCCGTCAGGATCAGTTTGTCAATTAGAGCCCAGTTTTTATAGTGTTCGGCCATCTGACGGGAGCATTTGTCGAGACGACCTTCGGGCAACCAGAATTTAAAATCAGCGTGAACATGCCCATCTGGGGACCGCCATACTTTCACAGCAGCGCAGATATCAATTTTGTTTGAAAGGTCAACACCAACCCATAATGGATAGGTTTTAAGTTCGTGCTGCGGGGCGATAAACTCGCACTTTTCCCACTTCATCATGTCCATCCAGGCCGACTCAGCTGTAACCCAGATATTCATGTGCTTGGTGAAAAAGTTAATCCTGGCTGAAACCTGCTCTTTCGCCTTTTTAGCCAGGCGGCGCAGGTCATCCCAGCGCTTACAGATACCCAGCCCCGGATTCGCCTTCTGCCAGACCGTTTCATCAAAGGGATCATCGCCTTCGTCCAGGGTGTAGATGATGGCAAAGAAAGTATCGTCTTTCACTGCACCTTCCACATCGCTGTTGAAACCACGCAGCACCTTGATTGCGTAATCACGCAATTCGTAGCAAATGCCTTCTTTGTTGAAACCGGCAGTGGTGATACCGAAAAGCAGCGATTGCAGGCGTGCGCCGGTGGCGGTCTCCAGAACGTCCCAGACGTCACGGGTTTTGTGAGCATGCAGCTCGTCGACGATGGCGCAGTGGATGTTCAGGCCGTCGAGGTTGTTCGCATCTGATGATAAAGGCTCGAATTTGGAGGCCGTTTGCTCCTGGTAGATAGCGAGCTTGTTGAATTCGAAGATCCGCCCAAGAGTGGCTTTCGCCTTCTTGACCATATTTTTCGCGTCTTCAAAAACAATTCTCGCCTGGTCACGGGTTGTAGCAGCGGAATAAACCTCCGCCCCGCCCTCGCCGTCGGCACCAGCCATATACAGCCCTACGCCGGAGCAAAGCGTTGATTTGGCATTTTTACGAGCCACCTCAACATCTGCTGTACGGAAACGCCGAACCATCACCGGCCGACCGCTGCCGCCCTTACGCAGGACGATTTCTCCCGTTTCTTCGTTAACCAGTGGGATAACAAAACCAAAAATATTAATCAGGATAAAAACATGCCAGTCCATCAGCTCGATAGGCTGGCCTGCCAGCGCGCCTTTTACGTGAGGCACAAAATTATAGAAATTCAGAATGTGCTGCGCGCGCGGCTCACTGAAGAAAATACCGCGCTCTTCGCCATGTGCCAGATCGTCAAGAAAACGCTGGCAGGCAAGGCGCACATACTCACAGGCAATAATTTCCCCCGCCACCACCCTCTCGGCGTAGCGGATGCCTTCTGCAACCTTAGCCATTAATCCCTCGCATTCATAAACTCGGTCAGCGAATCAACCGCATCAGGACCTTTGGCATTAACCTTAGAACGGCTGGCTGGCGTCATGCCAAACTCACCGAGCATGGCGCGCAGACGTTTCCAGGCATCAGCTTTCATGATGGCCGCCGGGTGAGCCTTTATCAGCACATCCCCGCTCTGCGTTTCGGTCCGGTAGGTGTAGCCCTCAACTTCAAGCGTGTCGCAGTGATGCCGGTATTCGGTATAAGCCTCAACCAGCAGCTCAAGGGCTCTGGCGTCCAGCTGAGACATCACTCCGATAGCATCAAGCTCGTCGGCCATCCGTTTAAACCAGTATTTCCCCTGCTTGTCGAAATGCTTCGGCGTTGGGGGTACCCCTGAAGGGGGTTTTGGTTCGTTCTCATTGATCGGGCGCTTTGATGGGTTACCCCTCACCAAACGTAGATGGGTCGGGGTTTTCGGTGGTCCAGACATAATCGAAAACTCCTATTAATCATCGAATGGGGTACCCCTAAAAAAAGTTTTCTAACCTGCGGCGATGTGAAAAGAGGTTAGGCGGCGGTCCTTTAGGGTGATTTCCCTGAGGTTTTTACCCGCCCTCCCCCAGACCGCGCAAATGAGAGCAGATATCATTTAACCGACTCATGCACGATTTTCGCCAGTTTCCGGCTCGGGGGACCACTGTTACCAATGCGAGGGCTGAACACCATACTGATGTCCCAGCCTGCCTTCAGTCGATACTCAATGGAGTTTCTCGAAATACCCAGGTAATCCGCCCATTCGTTAAGACACATCGTCTTGCCGTGAGCGGTATATCTGCGGTCGGAGTTCTCTCGCATTGTCTTTCTCATCTTGTCTACGCCTCGCTTCTGATTGCACACAGGGCAACTTGGCACAAGATTGTCAGGCTCGTTATTGGTCTTACAGTCATCGAGGTGGTCGATGTGAAGGGTGTCCCAGCCAACGGTTTTTGCACACCAGTGACAACGGAACGGTCCAGCCCCATGTTTGTCGTAATAGACTTTCCGGTGCTCGTAAACACGAGGACTCCCACATGCCAAAGGATGATCGGGCGCATACACCAGCAGATATCCGCCAGTGTGCTCCAGCTTGCCATCCTTTCTTGTGCTGAGCTTCTCTGTCGTTCCATGACGCCGGACGCGCATGTAATGCTTTTCACAGTAGTGGCTGTTACGGGATCGTACCGATAATTCGCATCCATCCACAATGCAGGCAGCATGGGCGTGCGGAAGCCCTGAACCATATTTCGATTCAGTCATCTTCACCTCGTTACTTAATTTCTGTTCAGGCGTTCGCGTGCTGTCTTGGCTTTATGGCAGCCGCGGCAAATTGATTCCAGATTAGAGAGATCGTCAGTACCGCCGTGAGCTTTCGGCTTGATGTGGTCCACCGTCTCAGCGGGTGTATACCTTCCATTTCGCAGGCATTCCTGACAAAGGTGTTTATCTCTGTCGAGAACGATTTGGCGCAGCCTGTCCCACTTACTGCCATAACCTCGCTGATGCCTGCTCTGCCCTCGCTGATGCTGCTGCCAGCCTTCATTGCGGTGATGTTCGCAATATCCAGAGCGGTCGGTTGTAGTCCCGGAGCAGCCACGCTTACGACAGGCGCGGGGGATGGCCGCTGGCATTAGCACTTACCATAGAGCAGACCGCCAGGCTTCAGTGCGTTGCGAATAGCATTGCTCACTGCGTCATTCACTGCCTGTTGCAGGCCGGCGGTTGACGCTGCCTTGGCAGCTATCGCAGTCTGAAGGGATGTGAACAGATCGCTTTCACGTACAGCCTTGAGAACCAGTTCTTGCATCTCGTCGGTTAGTCGCGCCTTGGTGGCTGTGCCTGTCGCTGAAGCAATTGAACTGATTGGTTCAGCGGTGGCATTATTGCCATCAGCGGGATTAGCTCCATCATGACTAATTGCCCCAGGGAAACCACCAAAAGCCAGACCACCATTGAAGGCCGTCTCTTCATTATTGCTGGCTGATTGAGCGGCTTCATGGACCTTAAAGCGATCAGCCTTAAACGTTGCCTGCTGCTTTCCTTCTTCAACTCCGAGGGTCATGCCAGCTTCGTGCGGCTTGCCTTTGCCGGCGACGTTTAATTTAACGATGTAGCTCTTAGACAATACGGCATCGTCGATCTTCGCATCGGTAACGAACACCTCGCCGTTATTAATAATCAGCACCCCGCTCTTTTCGAAAGACCAGCCATCTTTCAGGACTTTGAATGCATCGCTGTTACGGATCTCTTCGTCCAGCGCCTCAATAATCTCTTCGGTATCGACAGAAGAAACCCCTTCGATCCAGTCACCGGCTCGCCAATCTCGTGCTGAGCCATCTTCTGCAATTGGACGCAGGCGCACCTGCAATCTCTCACCAGCTTTGAGGCCGGAAATAAGGCATACGGTAGCTGGCCAGAAGATGCGTTCTTTCATAAGTCGGCCATCTTCATGAAGGCATTGCAGTTCTAGCACCGCGCAGCCACCCGGCCATTTCCATTCGACGTCCACACCAAAAGGTTTGGGAGTGGTTTTTACGTAAGGGACGATTGAAGGTTCTGACATTTTAATTTTCCTTTTAGACGTGAGCCTGTCGCACGGCAAAGCCGCCGAAAGTTAACGGTTTGCCCAGGCTCACAGCTGAAAGACTTTCTTTGATGTGCGCGTGCGATGCGCAGAGATGTTATTACCAGGAACTTTCGTATGTGATATTCGTCAGCTCATCTGACAATTCGCTAATGGAGTAAGCGATAGCCATCTTCTGTTCCCTGTTGAACGAAGACCATAGATGACGCAAAGATTCGCTAAGATGATATTGCCAGTGCCCGTCACCGCTTAGATCTTCCCAGCCATCAGGTAGAAGACAGAGCCCACGACCATAAAGCTCCTCTTCCGGGGTAAGGGGGGGGCGAGCGGCTGCCGTATTTACTGGGCCATCACCCCAATTGCCGACAACTATTTTCCCGCCACCAGCCATATTGACTGTCATCCCAACCTCACTGATCTCAATTGTTCCGCCCATGGGTTACCTCTCTGTATACTGGTGTAGAGTGCTCATCTGCCCACGAGCACTGGCACAATCAACAAAGGAATGATTTATGAATAAGAAAATTTTCGATGAAATGGTTCTGCTTAATGAGCAAACATGGGAAAGGCTATCTTCGATAATGCAAAGCGAAGACGACATAGGTGTCGTCTTGCGCCTTCACCTGGTAACCGAGAAAATTATTGAAGCGTGGTGCTGTGCGGCATCAAACAACGCTAATTTTTTTGATGGTTTCGGCGAAAACTTAACTATGTCATACGCGGCAAAACTCAAGCTCGCTACAAATTTTGGTTTGAATGAGTTTTCCTACCAGGAGCTTAAAGTCGTAAACAAAATCAGAAATGCACGCTCACATCAAATTGATAATTCAGAAATTACCAATGAAGAGATAAATAAATTAATCACACTCATAAGTAAGGGCGATCAAAGAGAGCTAATTGAAAACCCCAAATTTGGCATCCTGATTGGTGACAAAGGAATACATCTCAATGACGAAGGGATTTCAAATCGTGAAAAGTTCATTGCCTCTATAGCTGCGGTAATTCTCAGGATTGCCAAGCAAGTTAACGACGGCGATAAATTTATAAAATTACTCTAACCGTCCATTTTACAGCAGGCATTCATTGAGTGCCTGCTGTAATGCCTAGTCTTCCAGTTGCAGTACGCCGTGCTCTTCTGAAGATGAATAGGCGACCAGACCCGTGTATTCCGGGATAACCTCGCCATCATCGGCTTCAAAAGCCGGAATTGTTGCGTGGGCGATCGTATACGCCGCTTGACCTTCTGATTCTGCAAACTCAGCGAGCGATTTAATTTGTTCAGTTGTAAGCACTATCGGAGTCATTTTTTATCCTCAGTCCATATAGAAATCGTCATTAAGTCGACGACGGTTAGCGCTGCTGGCGTTGTGCGGGCAGGCGTTGGAATTGTGACCGGTGGCACCGCAGTAGCTACAGCGCAGATTCACCCGGCGAGCGTTGCCACTCCATGTATGCGGGCAATTTTCACGGGTGTGTAAACCCGAACCGCAAAAGGTGCATCTCGTGTAGCTCATGGGCTCACCTTCTGGCAGTTCGCCTGCCACGCTTTGTTATGCGCCAGGATGTCGCGCTTCGTCTGGCGGTCCAGCACATCCCAGTCGTGCGCTGTGCCGTAGATGGGTTTAACCCAGTCGCATGCCGTGTCCACTACCTCAACCCTTACGGGTCCAGTTTGTGCGCAGCTCGCGATCAACATCGTCGCCAGGCATATGGTTAACAGTCTGCTGTACATTGCTGGCCTCTTTCGTTGCATCTATCCGGCGTTCGGCTGCTGCGACCGTTGCCGCTGCGTTATCTTCGGTGCGCTGCTGGTCGGCTTTCGCTTCCGCTTTGCTGGTGCCGCGAATATGGCCCAGGCCAAAGGCACCGGCGATAGCGGAAATCACCAGTGCGGCCAGGCCGATTATCGTTTCGATACCCACACTCACCTCACACCAGAACAGATTTCGCCAGGTTAAACAGCGCGCGGCGTTTATCCAGACCATTACGTCCACCGTTGATAAGCAGCGTAACGCGCTCAACATCGCCGGAATGAAGCAGGCAACCGCGGGACGAATAGAACCATGCAGCTGAGCGCGCAGCGTAATCATCTCGCTCCAGCAATTCGGGATACGACACCAGATCCAATTTCAGCGCCTGACCACAACTGTGATAATTGCTCAGTCCGGTGATTTGCTTCAAACCACGACCGCGATATTTCCAGCCATCACCGGCAACCTGATTTCCCAGGTGTTCTTTACCCCATTCACCGCCGTACACCAGATTGGCGATCGCTTTCTGGTTTGCCGGTTGCGTTGCCGTTCTGCCAAGTGCGGCGGCCTGCTGTTGCGTGATGCGGTGGCTGCCGAACGTAGGTACCAGGTTTTCTGCCGCGTAATTCAGGTTCTCCACCAGCCGGGTAAATCTGG